AGTGGCGACAAAATATTATTGACCTGTTAGAACAAATGTGCTAATATCTCATCACGCGGCTTTTGAGGATTTTGAGATGGATTTTGACGATATTGAAATGGATTTGCCGCCGGAGTACTGCCACTACTAGGATAACGGGTGCGAGTTTGCCGATTCCTGCCTCGACTGTCCCTTCCCCGACTGCCTATACGCCGAGCCCGGGGGCAAGCAGCGCTGGCTGAAGACCTTAAGGGACAAGGCTGTTTTGAGACTGTTTACTGACCAGGGTAAAACAGTTAAGGACTTAGCCCTGATGTTCGGCGTGAGCCGACGCACCATCCAGCGGATACTGAAGCAGGCTAAGGATATATCTACCCCGAAAATTAAGATTTCAAGGGGGGCTGATGGATAAGAACTCTATTATATCGCAGTTAAACCGCCAGGATATTGACCGGCTGCGGGGCTACCGGGAGAGGCTCGATTTCTACCACGGGCGGCAGTGGCCGGGGAGAGAGCGGCGGGGGGAAAAGAGGCTGACCTTTAACTACGCCAAGGTTTTTATCGATAAGGTTACCTCTTATCTAATGTCCGGGGTTAACTTTGCCGTGGACGCTATCGATGATTCGGCTGAGGCCGAAACTAAAGCCCGGAAGGCCGAGGCCGCCCTGCACCGGGTCTATGAGGAAAACAACCTGGAGCAGCTCGACCTGGAGACCGAGGTTGACTGTGCCGTCCTGGGCGATGCCGGCTACAAGGTTAGCTGGGATACCGAAGCCAAAAAAATCAGGGTTACCGCCCCCGATATACAGGGCATCTACGCCTGGTGGCTGGGGGACGATACCTCAAGGGTGTGGCGGGTGGCCTCTAAATACAGTCTGACCGTCGAGGAGAGCCAGTTCCTCTACGGGGTAAGACCTAAGGGCAAGACAGCGACCATAGTTGAGCTGTGGAGCGACGGCGAATTCCAGCTTTACCTTGATGACGGCCTGATTGAGCAAAAGCCCAACCCCTACGGCTTTATCCCCTTCATTATCTACCCCAACCTGAGGGAGCCCAAGCAGTTCTGGGGCGTATCCGACCTCGAGGCGATTATGGAGTCCCAGCAGGAGCTTAACCGGGCGATGTCCCAGCTATCAAAAATATTAGAGCTATCGGGCAACCCCATCGCCGTGCTAGAGAACGTGGAGGAGGCTGAGGACATCTCGGTAAGGCCGGGTGCGGTCTGGAACATACCCGAGGACGCCAAGGCCTACCTGCTCGACTTATTGCAGGGGGGTGGGGTCAGCCTGCACATTGATTATATCAACCTGCTCTATAGAATCATGCACGATATTTCCGAGTCTCCCCGGGCCGCCTTCGGCGGCACCGAGCGCGACCTTTCCGGCGTTGCCCTGGAGATTGAGCTCAACCCGCTGCTGCACAAAGTGAGGCGGAAGCGGATTATCCGCACCGCCGCCTATAACCGGAGAAACCGGATGATTCTGAGGCTTCTTGAGAAGTACCAGGGAATGGATTTCGGCCAGAACCGGCTGCGGGTAATCTGGAGCCCGATACTACCCCAGGACATAGCTCGCCTGGTGGCCAACGAGCAGACCCTTGTCCAGAGCGGGATACACTCGCGGCGGGGAGCTATGGAGGAGGTAGGTATCAAGGACCCGGAGAGCGAGTTCGGGCGGTGGTTAGAGGAGAGAGAAACCATTTTAAAGATGAATAAAACGTTTAACGCTAGATCGACCAGAGGCGGAGAGGGAGAGAGAGCCTCAGCCGGGGAGACTGGCGCTGGCGAATCGCCATCGTAAGGAGGCAAAATGGCAAAAAACAATAATAAAGAACAAGAACCTAACGGGGGGGAGCTGGAAGCGCGGCTGGCTGAGAACGAGGCGGCGCTGGCGGAGAAAAACTCCCGCATCTCCGAGATGGAGCAGGCTCTGGCTGAGAGGGACGAGCAGATTAACGCTTTAAAGCAGTCGCTGGCCGAGCTGGAGGCGAGGTTGACCGAAGTTAAAGAGGGCCAGGCTCAGGCAATAGCCAGCTACCGCGAGCTGGTGGTCAGCTCCAACCCCGACCTGCCCGAAGAGCTGATTAGCGGCGACAGTGTTGAGGAGATTGACAAGTCACTGGCCGGCGCCAGGGCCCTTATTGACCGGGTAAGGCAGCGGCTGGAGACCGAAATCGCCGGGGCCAGGATACCGGCGGGGGCACCCTTGAGGACACCGACCGACCTGTCCGCCCTGTCCCCGCAGGAGAAGATTCAATACGCTATGGGAGAAAGGAGATAAAGAAATGGCTTTAACGTTAGATGAGGCAGCCAAGCTGTCCAACGATATGCTGCTCCAGGGCGTGGTCGAGACCATCGTCAAGGATTCGCCCGTCCTGCAGCAGATGCCCTTCATCGAGATTGTGGGCAACGTTCTGACCTACAACCAGGAGAAGACCCTGCCCACCATCGACTTCTACGACGTCGGCGACTCCTGGACCGAGTCCACGCCGACCTTTGAGCAGAAGACGGCCACCCTGAAAATTATGGGCGGCGACGCCGATGTCGACAACTTTCTCAAGGCCACCCGCAGCAACATCCAGGACCTGGAGGCGGCCGTGGTCGAGCTCAAGGCCAAGGCGCTGCGCGACAAGTTTGAGGAGACCTTTATCTACGGCGACTCCTCGGTCAATGCCAAGCAGTTCGACGGAATAAGAAAGCTGGTTGACACCGGCAGCGCCGGCGACCAGCTAATAGCTATGAGCGACACCGGCTCCACCCTGACCCTGGCCAAGCTGGACGAGCTTATCGACGCGGTAAAAGGCGGCAAGCCTGACCTGCTGCTGATGAGCCGCCGCTCACGGCGCAAGATTAACGCCCTGGTCAGGGCCGCTGGCGGCATGATTGAGACCGATAGGGACCGGTGGGGCAACTTTGTCCAGCTCTGGGACGGCATCTCCATCGGCGTCAACGACTGGATACTGGATACCCATACTTTGAGCGGCGGCGTGGAGACCAACACCACCGGCGGCACCTGCTCCACGATATACGCCTTCCAGATGGGGGAGGGGGCACTGTGCGGCCTGACCGGGCCCGGCCACCTCACCGTGGAGCCAATCGGCTCGCTGGAGACCAAGGACGCATCAAGGACCCGCATCAAGTGGTACTGCTCGCTGGCCCTGTTCAGCTCAATCAAGACGGCCGCTTTAATCGGGGTCAAGGACTAAAAAAGATAATGTAAGGGGGAGCCTCCAGGCTCCCCCAGAGGAGGGGAAAATGAAAAACAGAGATACGGCAAGGTGGCTATGCCACTACCGGCTGACCAAATACCGCCAGGACATCACGCCCTACCGGGGTTCGGAATCTGCTTTCTATGAGAGCTTCCAGCCCTACGAGGTGATTGAGGGCGAGGGCAACTGCCTGCTTAACAGCGGCATCGACGAGATGTGGGACTTAATCGTCGGCGATTCGGCCAACCACTTCAACAATACCTACGCTCAGGTGGGGGTGGGCGATTCCACCACCGCCGCCAACGCCACCCAGACCGACCTCCAGGCGGCCACCAACAAGACCTACAAGGGCATGGAGAGTGGCTATCCCACCTCTGCCGACCAGAAGGCGACCTTTAAAGCCAGCTTCGGCGACAGCGAGGCCAACTACGCCTGGAACGAGTGGGTGGTCAAGCAGTCGGCCAGCGCTAAGTGCCTTAACCGCAAGGTCGAGTCTCTGGGCACCAAGTCCAGCGGCACCTGGACGCTGGAAGTAAGCATAACCTTAAGCTAACCGGGGAAAGCTATTGGAGGGGTAGAAATGCCAACAGCAACATTCAACGGCTCTGGCACGCATGTTAAAAACGGCCGGCTCAAGGTGAGGTTTGACCTGCGCTACGGTCAGGGGAGTAAGACATACCCTCTCCACTATGTTGACCACTTTGACCGGGAGCCGACGGAGGCAGAACTGGCCGATGAAGCTAAACTGGCTCTAATCCCGACCCACCAGGAGCTTAACCCGTGTCTCTGTCACTTTGTCACCATCGACCCTGAGACTACCAGAGAGGAACTGGAGGCCAGGGTCAGGCAGATTTTCGACGCCGATACCGTAAACCAGCTTGATAACCTGCTTTCCGATGTAGAGTGGCTGGAGGCTACCAGATGGCGGGTCAAAGAAGCCAGCCTGAGGCAGGCCGTTCAGCTGATGAATTCCAGTGCCAAGCGGGGGAGTGGTGGGGTAGTCCCAGACTCTGCCAACACCGAACAACTAATTGAAGAACTAAATTCCCGTTTTGCCGGTATGGAGGTTGAAGTTGGCCATTGATATTGGAGCGGCGGCAATTGATAGGAGCTTGTACCTCACCGTTACTTGGACAAGGATTGATAAAAATAATCCGGCCAATGCTGACGGCACGATTGATACTGTAGAAATCTGGGCTTACAGTGACCTGTCCGATTGCGAAGTAGCCACTTTCATTGATGAGGGTAGCAATGTCCTTTCTACCCGTGATAGCGAGACTCTCGGCTCGGTAACTTCCGGAAGCAAGCAGACTTTCTCCGGTCTGGATATGGATGTTCAGACTGGAGACTATATCGGGATTCACAGCTCAGCCGGGAATATAGAGAGGGATAATAGCGGCGATGGTTACTGGTATGCAGCTGTAGACTATATTCCCTGTAGCAGCCAAGGCTTTAATTTCACTGCTGACCGTAGTCTTTCCTTCTACGGAATGGGAACGGAGGGGGGTGGGGCTACCGAAAAGCAGTCCTCCGATACCGGAACGGGCGCTGATGCCAGGACATCGGGAAACCCGTTGGTTGCCATAGGTGGTAGTGAAACCGGCAGCGGCGTCGATGCCTTGCCAGCCAGGGATATTGCCCTGCCCGATAGCGGCGCCGGCGTTGACGCCCTGGTTTCCCTGCAGACGCCGTCGGCCAAGACCTCGTCTGATACTGGTTCCGGGGTGGAGGTTGTAGCGACACAAGACGCTGTGCTGGCTGACAGTGAGAGCGGCTCCGGCATCGAAGCCTTTATCGCCCGGCTGCTGACCGCCGCTGAAAACGGCTACGGCGCCGAGGCCAGCGCTGTTGGCAGCGGCCAGTTCAAAGAGCTTTTTTCCAGCGAGCTGGGGGAAGGTGCCGATGGGCTGACCGCCAAGATTGAAATGCCGACCAAGGGGGGAGGTATGAGACTATGGACTTAGACACGATGAGAAGCATTGTCCGGCGCGACTTAAAGGACGAGGACGCACAGAACTACCGCTGGAGCGATGACGAACTGGACCGGCACATCGCCCGGGCGGTGAAGGAGTTTTCCGAGGCGGTGCCCTTCCCGGCCAAGGCCACCCTGCCCACCACCGCCGATTCCAGGGTTATCGACATCTCCTCGCTGAGTGACCGGGTTATGGTAGAAGCGGTGGAGTACCCGCTGGGCCTCTTCCCACCCAGCTACCAGAGGTTCGCTTTATGGGGGCATGCCCTGACCCTGTTTGGCGACGAGGTTCCCGACGGCTCCGACTGCAACGTCTATTACGGCATGCTGCATACCCTCGATACCGAGGGGTCAACCATCTCCAGCAAGCACGAGGACTTAATCGCCACCGGCGCTGCTGGCTACGCTGCCGTGGAGTGGGCCAGCTACGCCATCAACCGGGTGAGCCTTGGCGGTATCGCCACCCCTAAAGAGTTCCTGGCCTGGGGCAACGAGAGATTAAAGCAGTTCCGCAGCGAGCTGAGGCGGCTGGGGAGAAGGCACCAGGTCAGAATCCGCCAGCTCTACCATCAGTAAAGGAGACTAAGATGAAAGTGAGAGAGGCACTGACTAAGACCAAAGACGATTTACCTAAAGAAGCCTTCGCCATCGTTGGTGACGCCGATGACCCAGAAACCTGGAAGCTGCCCCACCACAGGAAGAGCATCCTGTGGGCACTAAAGGGGAGGCTGGACATAGAGAAGACGGTGGACTGGGAGCGAATGCCGGCGGCGGTGGCGGCGCTTTCCCCTAGCGGCTACCGGGGGCGGCGGGTAGAGGCCAGTCCGGAGCAGATACTCCAGGCGGCCAGGCACCTGGCCAACCACTACCTTAAGGCCGATAAAGCGCTGCCCGATACCCTGGCGGCGCTGGTGTAGGGGGTAAGGATGCTGGAGAAAATATACGAGTGGCTGTGGAGCCGTATCGGGGGCCGCCCCTGGACCTATATCATCCGCGACAGCCAGGAGAAACACCCCCTGCTCTGGCTTTTATTATTCGGGGCGCTGGGTATCGTGCTGGGGCACATCTTCTGGTGAGGAGGGTTAGATGAGGCAGCTAAGCTCGACACTGCTGGCCGCCCAGAAAGAGGCTTCCCGAATCCCCTGCGTTAAAGTAGAGGCTAGTAATAAGCACGCCGGGGTGGTCAACCTTCGCTGGGAGAGGCTCTATGATGGTTCCGAGGACGACTACTACCACGCCCTGACCATGCCCGGCGATGGCTCGCTAATAAGGGTCAGGGTGACACAGCCAGCTGATGCCCGTAAGCTCTACCGCCAGCGGGTGGCCAGTCCCAACCCCCAGTCCGACTTCAGCCAGTGGGTTTATACCAGCCAGTACGACGTGGTTACTGTCGCCTGCTGCTCGCTGGGGGCTGAGGTCGGCATCTTCTGGATTGACGGCGACCGCAAGCTCTACCATCTCAAGAGCACCGACTACGGGGCCAGCTGGGACAGCCCCCAGCTGCTGACCTATAGCCCGACCACCGCCATCAATGGACTGGCGGCGGCTTTCAAGCCTAACGGCGATATCGCCGTCTTCTTCGCCGACCAGGCCACCCTCTATGTGATGAAGCGGGTAGATGATAGCTGGCAGAGCAAGGTCGCCTGGGACAAGTCAACCGGCGACCTCTCCGGCGTGGCCACTGTTTATGACGGCGACTGGAACCTGTTGGTCACCGGCCAGGATAACGACGACAATTTTAAGCTGTGGACGCTGGTCTACGGCGACGGCGGAGACGTTGCCGCCGGAAGCTGGTCGGAGCTTAAGGAGTTTGCCTCAGCACCCGCCGACAGCGATTTCGAGTACCGCACCGCCTTTATGGATAAGCCCGATGTCTACCGCTGTTTCTTCGTCGAGAGCTTCAGCGGTAGCCAGAGCTACAGCCGTCCCGGCTGGTCATACGCTGTGCCCGAGAGCAAATTCATCGATAACCTCTGGCACGAGCCGGTGCCCTTTAACCTTGATAGCCAGTACGGGCTGGCTATCGCCCATTACGGCGACTACTGCTGGCTTTCCTGCCCCTGCAGCGTCTGGCGGGCCGGGCTGACCGTACAGAGCCTTGATTTATCGGCTGATGTCCTTTCGCTAAGAGAGGAGCTAGGCCCCACCGGGGGTAGCTTGACCGTGGAGCTTGGAAACGAAGGCGGCGGCTACGCTGCGCCGGGAGAAGGGGATTTGGCGGTGCTCGATATCGGCGGCCAGCTGGATTTCAGCCCCGGCTATGTCACCGCTCAGGGGAACGAGACAAGCTCCGGGCTGGCCTTTACCCTTGATTCTTATGAGCATGCCAGCGCCGGCGGCCAGTCCAGCCTGGTGCTTAATGCCGCCGATGGCTGGGACTTGATCAAGGGCTGGCGGGCCCGCCACCAGTTCCGCTGGAACAAAGATACCGAGGAGATGAGCGTCAGGCAGATTCTGGCCTTCGTCCTGGGCAGGGTGGGCTTGAGGCTGGAGGTTAAGTCACAGTCTTCGGTTATGGCCGGCTACTACCCCGATTTCACCATCAACCCCGGTAACAGCGGCGATACCGTTATACGAAAGCTGCTCTCCTTCGTCCCCGATATTCTCTTTACCGAGGGCAACACCGTCTATGTGGTCAACCCGCTGGCCGATGACGATTCTGATTATGGCTACGGCCAGTCACATCCGGTGGTTGAGGGGAGGTACCGGCAGGCGGGGTGGGGGCTTAACCGCATCCAGGTGGAGGGCTATGACCCGGCTGAGGGTGAAGCCATCGTGGTTGACACCTTTGGCTGGGGGCAGATAGACCGCCTCTACGATAAGCTGGGGCAGGTCGAGGACAGGAACCTGGATACGGTGGCTAAAGCCGGGGATAGAGGGGAGGCCTACCTTAGGCGGGCCGAGATGGAAGCAGTTGATGGCGCTGTCCTGACCCCGGTCAACTGCGGCCAGCAGCTCTATGATGTGGTTGACATAACAGACAGCCGGGCCGGACTTTCGGCGGCCAGGAGAAGGGTAATCGGGCTGGCTCTGGTCTACCGCCCCCGCCGGGGAGAGTACCAGCAGAGACTATTATTA